CCCGGGTTTCTCCCGAGCTGGCCATGCTTAAAATCGAGCACGTCGACCAGTCGAATGAGACTGACATGGGTTTTCTGACGCGCCTGGCTCAACAATATGATGCCGTGACAAAGCCGGTTAACGGCTTGTACGTGCTCGCCCGCCGAGGCCAGGTTAAGTCGCTATCCGGGCAGATCTTGCCCAAGGTGACGCTGTCGGTAACCAACGATAACCGGCCGGGCGATAAGTCGTTCACGATGGCCAGTATCGACGACGATACCCGGGTTAAATTCAAAGGCTGCAAAACGACCTGGTGGGATGGCTCGGCCGGTAAAGAGTGCATTGTCGAGGTGGGCGTCGAGCCGTTCAAGAAGGTGCGCCAGCGCTATCAGGGTGAGGCCGAGGCGAAGGCAGCGGCCGAGGCTCAATCGCGCAAGCAGGACCGCGAGGCCGTCAAGCTGCGCGTGGACTGCCCCGGCAATCCAGCACTGACGGCCGAGGGCCTGGTCGGCCTCGATGCAAGCTGGCCGAGCTTTATGCAAGGCGACTGGTCTGCCGATCGGGTAACGCACAGCGGGAGTCGTCAGCAGAGTTTTCGCAGCTCGCTTGAGGCGAGCTATCCCGAGGGTCGTGTCGGCTGACCGGCGGTCCCGTTTTCCCAACTTGACGAGCCCCCATCGCCTGGCGCGGTGGGGGCCTTTTTTTTCGTCTGGTGGTTGCGCACTGTAACCAATATGGTTACACTTACCACCATGATAAAGACATTCAAACATAAGGGCCTCCGGGCCTTCTTCGACACTGGTAGCACTAAGGGCATCCAAGCTGCTCACGCAAAGCGCCTTAATCAAGTGCTGGGTGTGCTGGACAGGGTTGCCGGTCCCGAGGAGATAGAAATGCCAGGCTTTCGCCTTCATCCTCTCAAGGGCAACCTGGCCGGTTATTGGTCCTTATCAGTTAGCGGAAACTGGCGCGTTATCTTCCGTTTCGACGGCGCCGATACTGAATTGCTTGATTACCTCGACTATCACTAAGGAGGCCCTATGGCCATGCACAATCCCCCGCATCCCGGCGCCGTCCTCGAGACGGTGTTCGAGGAGACCCCCATTTCTATCTCGGAGGCCGCGCGCAAGCTCAATCTGAGCCGCGGTTTTCTGTCGGCCGTGGTAAACGGCCGCAAGCCGGTACGCGCCGACCTGGCTGTGCGCCTGGAGCTCGCAGGGCTTTCCACCGCCCGTTTCTGGCTATCCATGCAGGCCGGTTATGACCAGTGGGAGGCCGAGCAAGTGGCGCACCCCGAGGTCGAGCGGATCGCCGCCGCCTGACTTACCGCCACCAATAAAAAGCCCCCACTGCCTTGCGGCGGTGGGGGCTTTTTTTGTGCCTGAAAATCACCCGATCATTGCTGGCCCTCGGCGCGGCTGGCTTTGATTTCGTTCGCGAGGTTGCGCGCGGTGCGGATTAAAAAGAGGGTTACCTTGCCGCTGAACAATGCGCCCGCGAACAATAGGCCGAGGAGAATTTCCAGCCCGCTCGATTCGTGTCGGCTCATGGTGCGGGCGCTCCCGCGGCTGGCTTTGGCGCCCTGTCGACTTCGGCCTGCAGCCAGGTCAGCACGTCCGCCCGGGCCAGATCCGCGCCAGGCAGCGGCAGGCGGCCGGGTAGCGTGGCCAGGTAGTCGGCCAGGTTCTGATTGTTCGCTCGGCAGATCCGCAGGCGATGGTTGAGCAGGATCTGCTCGGCCTCGCTGTCGTCGAGTCGCTCAAGAAGCGGCTGCAGCACGTCGCTGGCAGTGGTGACGATTTCGACGATGCGCGGATCTGCAGGGGTCACGGTGCCGAGGTAATGGTCGACCATGCGCGTGCGGCTGTAGTCCTCCTGCAGCAACGCTGCAAGGCGCTGCGCTCCGCGCTCGAGCTCATGCACTGAGGTAGCCATTATGCGGCCCTCCTGAGCAGGTCATGCAGCGCCTCGGCAACGCATGGCGGCGCCTGGTCGGCAAACGCCTCGAGTAGTTGACGCGAAGCGGTTAGGAGCTGGCTGACGGGAAGGTCGAGCAGCGTGGTATAGTCCTTTCTGGACATGGTTGAGCCTCACAGGGTTTTGATTGTGTCTACGCCTGGTCACGGTTGCACCCGTGGCCCGGCACCTTTCTCGCCTTACTTCGGCAAGCCATCCAGTCGCCGCTTTAGCTCGGCAACGTCACGCACGGGATACTGTCCATCCCCTCGCGAATACTTCTCGAATAAATCCTCGATCGCTTCCATCAGCAGCAGCTTTACCGCTGTGTTGTTGGTCGACAGGTTTTTGAGCTCGGTCAGGCCCATGGCATACCGCGCCGGGCCGGTGAAATAGACGCGCTCGTCTTTCGGTGCGTCGACCAGAACGGCTCGGGCCTGCGCTTCGCCTGCGCGTTCGTTGTTCGTCGGGCGGCGCGTAAGTAGGGGTTTCTTGTCGGTCATTGTTGCGTTTCCAGTAGTGCTAAAACTTCGGCGGTGATGGCTTCGATTTCTTGTCGGGCCGGGTCGGTGGCAGGCAGGTCCATTACGCTCTCGCCGGCGCCGACGCCTTTGATATATGCCTGCCGCTTGCACGTCTGCGCGTTCAATACGGGCAGGCCGTAGGATTCGAGGTGCTCGCGGATCTCACCGGCCAGCTTCGTGTTGGGTATGGCCTGGCTGACCAGTGTTACGGCGATCGGCTTGCCGTCTGCCAGCTCCTGCCGTTCCTTTACGAGATTGATCGTCGGCTCGCTGGCCCATATGTCGTATGGCGACGGCTGGACCGGAATTATCACTAGGTCCGCAACCTTGAGCGCGGCCGCCATGAGGGCGTCGAGCGCGGGTTTGCCATCGATGACCACGACGTCGTAACCGCCCGCAATGGCCGGCAGGTCGCGCGCCAGGTTGGCCCCAATGCTGACCACCGGTATTACGCCAGGGTCGCCTTCACCCTTGTCGCGGCTCGCTGCCCAGTTCGACGCCGAGCCCTGGGGGTCATAGTCGACCAGCAGGACCTTGAGGCCGTGCTTTACCTTTAGGCAGCTACTAAGGCTCGTTGAGGTGGTCGTTTTGCCCGGTCCTCCCTTCTCACTCACTACAGCGATAATCTTTGCTCGCATGGCCGGCACCCTTCTGTTGTTGTCCGTGGCCGCATCATATGCGCATTTGCGTAAAGGCGTAAAGACGTAAAAGCGTAAAAACGCATAGATCCGCTTTTGCCTGTAAAGACAATGGCGCCCGAACGGGCGTCGTCCTTTCTAGCCCTCCCTGTAAGCCCCTGTTTTCGCGGGGTCCCTTCTTGTCTGCGCAGTCGTGTCCTTTCCGTCCCTACCTGCATTCCTGACCGTCTGAATGACTTAGCCCTATGGTCGTCACCTATCCTCGCCAACTTGTCAACCTCCTCGCCTCCTTACCTTCGCACAACCTTGCACCTAGGGCAGTGGGTGTATGTCACCCCATTCCATACACCCCCAGCCCCTCCATTGCATACACCCCAAGCCCTACAATGTGCCAGGGCTAAGGGTGTATGCACCCTTTGCCCATTCTATACGTATAGAATGGGCAAAGGGTGCATACACCTTTAGCCCTATCCTATGTTCGCATACACCATGCCCTAGGGTTATAGGTGTATATAGGTATGGAATAGGGCTTGCGGTGTATGCTTGACAGGTATACAATCTGGTCTATGGTTTAGGGTGTATGCCAATAGGAGGCGATGGCGATGACGAATGACAAGGCGAAGGGCGGGCAACTGGCGGTCGATCAGCAGGAGCCAGAACGGTTCGGCAACCACGGCGGGCAGACCCGTCAGAAGGTTGAACTGCGCGTGATAATCACGGAACTGCTCGAGGGCATCCGGGCTATCGATGGCAACGCCGAGCTGGCGCGGGGGGAGAAGACAAAGCGGATCGCCAGGCTTGCGGAGAAGGTCAAGACAAAGCTGTATGAGGATCGCCGGCGCAAGCCCGACTCTAAGCTGCAGGCGTCGACGTATCGCCGCTATTTGACGACCATCCGCAAGGCGATCACCGAGCAGAACTGGCGGCACCACTCGGTCGAGGAAACGGCTCTGCGCCTGGCTAAGCGCTTCCCGCGCTGGGCCGATCGCCTGCAGGCGATGGCCTACCTAACCGACATAACGCCGCTGCGCCTGGCTCATAAGGATCTGCTGGCCGAGATCCGGCGCGCGGGCGAATCCGACGCCTATGACGCCGTGTCAGAAATGAAACTCGACCATGAGGTCATGCGCCACCTCGTTCTGCCGGGCGTCACCAAGGTCGAGCTGGCCGCCGACGCCGCCGAGGTCCTCGAGACCAAGGCGACCAACACGATAACGATCGGATACCACCAGCTTATGGCCTCGATCGCCGAGCTACTGACCGCGCAGCAGCTACGTGGCGACCACTACGGCCAGTATTTCTCGCACCTGGCGCTCGGCCTGGCGCTGGCCACCGGCCGCCGGCAGATCGAGATCCTCAAGCTCGGGCGCTTCAAAAAGGTCGGCGAATTCGAGCTCGAGTTTTCCGGGCAAGCGAAGCAGCGCCAGGGCGTCGACTACTCGGAAAGCTACAAAATTTATTCGCTTATCAAGGCCGATATGGTGCTCGAGGCGTTCGAGCGCCTGCACGCCATGCCCGAAGTCGCCGAGCTGCAGTCACTGGAAAACGACGAGGTAAACCGGCGGGTGGCCAAGACCCTAAACACGGTGGCCAAGCGCGTCCTGGGCAGCGAGGCGCGCGTGTTCAAGGACTCTCGAGCGATATGGGCTCGCATCGTATTCGAGACCCATTTCGCCACCGATGCGCGATGGAAGAAGGTAAACGAAACCGTGTTTTGGCGCGAAATGCTCGGCCATGAGGATCTCGACACGCAGGAGAGTTACAAGCAGTTCAAAATCGACTACACCGTGCCCGAGCAGCCAGCCGAGTCGGCCAGCCGGTACGCCAGTCGCCTCGATGGCCTCGAGGCCCTGGACGATCACCCGAGCATTGTTGGCCGAGCAGGCATGGTGAAAATTCACGATTGGGTGAAAGCGACCATCAAGGCAACACCCGAGGCGCGGATCTCGCAGAAAGCGATCGCCACCAACGTCGGCAGCTACCGGCCGAACATCAAGGAGTATCTGGCGATCGCTGAGGAGGCCCTCGCAGCGCCGGCCGTGGCCGGGGCCTCGGTTGCTGCTGCAGAGGTGCCCGCGTCGGTGGCCAGGGCCAAGCCCTTCATGCGCTCCGAACGCGATGGCGAGGAGTGGGTGGCGGTTGCTTCGATCAACGGCGTCGATGTAGCCAGCGCCCGGTCAGCGGATCGAATGACCGCCATGCGTGAGGCGTTTAGCCTCGCGACGGCCTGAACTGCAAGACCTCGGCGGGCGCCGGGACCTGATCCGACGCCTCAACCTTTCCCGATGGTCGCTCCTGGCCATCGGTCTGTGACTGCCCCAGCGTCTCCAACTGCTCGGCAACCTCTCTCACTTCCTTCTGAATCAACCAGCAAACCTCGGCCACGTTGTCGAACGTGGTCATGTGCCCGGCGCGCATAATCATTTCGAGCGCACTGTCTACGCGCGTCATCCGTCGTTGCAACGCTTCTACTGCTGCCTGCTCTGCCATTCTCGCTCCTATGATGCTGGCCATCTGATTACTGTATATGCGTACAGCTTAAACCGACTGGCTCTGGTGGAAAAGTCGTTCTGCATATGCAAGTCGAAAGCCAATGGTCGAAGCCGACGCCTCGGGGCTGGCCAGGTCCCGCATAACCTCGGGCGCCAATGCCCCCAACAAACGGGCTAACGACGTGCCGACAGGTTTGAAAGAGCGACGAGCGGCGGCGAAAGCCTGGTCACGTAGTTCTAAGGGATACTTTTCATCTACTGCTATACCCCCACTCTGCAAAGTGTCCCTGTCTTGCTCGAGGGACACTTCAACCGAGGCCGCGGGCTTGGGCTGGTGGGTGCTGGCGGGCTCATGGGTGGCCAGGGAATGTACGCCCATGGCGGCGCGGTTTTCGACGTAGTGCATGATGAAATGCCAAGACTCCTCGCAGATCCGGTATTTGTTGCCGCCGTTCGATTTGCGCTTCTTAACACTGAGACCAAGCCGCGCGAGGATTGACTGCACCAGAGTTGTCGCACAGCACTTGCCTTTGGCCGAGACGGTTTTCCCAAGGCCGAGGGCGTTATAGAGCTCAAGGCTCTGCTGGGTGGCGCGGATACGCTCGAGGACGGCCCTGCAGGCCGCTACAGTGAACTCTCCGGCGCCTGACCCTAGGTCGACCCCTAGGGTCTGCAGCGTTTCGCGCAGGAAGGCCCGCGCAGGAGCTTTGAAGCGTGCTTTCGTGAGTGTCACCCGGGCTCTGCGCTGGGCCTTGTCGAAAGCCCTGGCCTGATCCTCGGTCGCCTGCAGCAGCTCCATGGCCACCACCTTTCCGATCCCGCGGTCGTCGTAAAACGCCACGTCGTCGACGGTGATAGCGGAAATGCCGAGTTGGTTCTCCATCTGGTAGCGGTCGATCTGCGCCGCCTCGCGCTCGCTGCGCACTTCCATCCGGTCAAGGCGCTGAAATTCCTCCTCGGTCGGCGTCTCCACGCTTTCGATAAGGTCCATGCGGCGCTCGAACACCAGCCCGCCGGCGTGCTTGCGGTTCTGCCTGGCGAGCTTTGCCAGCTCCTCGTCAGTGGCCACGCGCTCGACGCGGTAGCGATCGGCGTGGAGCATCATCAACAAGTTGTTGGCGAAGTTGTTTTTTGCGCGGTTTTCTGTCACCACACTCGATAGATAGAGCTCGTCGAAGGCGGTTTTTTGACGGCGCAGCAATACCTCGTCGGTCGTCTCCTCGAGCTCGCAAGCCATTTCATCGGCCGCCAGGCGTCCGCGCCAGATCGCCTCGCGCTCGGTAGGGCGCTGGGTGGATTTGTGGCCGATGCCGATGAGGTAGTGCCGGGCAGTACGGTCGCGGCGCAGCATCTGGATAGCGTCGCTCGGGCCGACCGTGTTGCCGCTGAAAAGGCCAATGTGGTGCTGGAAGTGCGGGAGGGTCATGGACACGCCAGACGAGATCGCAGGCGAGTAAATGAGCACGTCGTATTTGACGGCCTCGGCCGAGGGGTTGCCGAGAAATGCCTCGACGTCCGGGTCGGCTTTGGAGTCGGCATGAACCAGCAGCAGCTTTGTTTCGGGGCGCTGCTCCTCGACCATCACCGCCAGTTTTTTCGCTTGTTCGGCCGAGTCGCTTGCGATCATCACGCGATGACCGGCGAGCATCAGATCAAGCCCTTTCTGCCAGACCGACTCCTCGTCGCTGAATTTGACGCTGACGTGCTCCATGGTGCCGTCGATCTCGAGGATCGTGATGGGCCTGCGAGGGTCTGCCATTTCGCAGAGCTCGATAACCGAGTCATTGGCGTCGGCGTCGCAAAGCAGGACGCGCTTGGCGCTGGCCATCGCGTCGAGTAGGGCATCCATCACGCGCACTGGCGACTCGACTGGCCCGGTGGTGGTGTGGCGGATGACCTGGCTCGCCTCGTCGATGCAAAGCGTGTCGACGGTGGTGAACCAACTGCGATCGTCGTCGTTGTAAAACCGCGGATTGGTCAGCGAGTTAACGCAGCAGGCCAGGTGCGAGACGTAGGGCATTTCAGCCGTTACGACCTGCTGGTAATGGCTGATATTCAAGCGGGTCGCGGCGTCGTCGAGCAGGCTGATCCGGTGGGCGATATAGGCCGCTTTCGGCGCGCTGGCCATCACTGGCGCTATGAGTTTTTCAGTCTTGCCCGAGCCCATTGGAGCGCGAACGATGATGAAACCCTCGAGGGACTCAACCATATCCGCCAGGTGCTCCGGCAGCTCGACGCCGCCATGCGCTGCCCGGACGCCTGGAATTTTCAGATGCGAGACGTTTGGACGTGCCAGGCCCGCCGCGGAAAAGCCGCGCAGCTCCTGTGCCTCGGCCATTTTGCGGCTCGCAAGCCAGACCGCTTGCCGGCGGATCTTGTGCAGGTTGAACTCATGCCCGGCCGGCAGCGCCTCGAGAACGCGCTCGAGAACTTCGGCGCCGGTGTACTTGATCGGGGCGAGCAACATGCCCGCGGAGATCGCCGCGCGTGCCACGGTCTCGGCGTTCCGGCCGCTGGCCGCAATGCGCTGCAGGCAGAAAGCAAAATAGTCTTTCTCGGCCTTCACAACCTGGCGCTGGCGCAGGGCCTTTGCCGTGGCGCGCAAACCGAAAGCGACGTGGTAGTCGTTCCAGTCGGTCGGCCCCTTGTGCTTGACCGCGAAGGCGGCCAGGTCCTCGGCCGGCAGTTCGGAAAAATCAGGCATCACGGCCCAGCGGCCGTACTCGCGGTGAAGATCCAGTGCGGCCAGTAGGCCGGCATTGCCTGCCCGGGTCCATTGGTCATTGTCGGCTGCGTTCACCGTCTCGGCGAGCAGCTCGCGGCGACCGTAAGCGGCCATGACGTGGCGCAGGTTATCGACGCTGAGCGTGATAATCACGCAAGCGTTGTTTCCGACCTCACGCTCTGCCAGGTAAACGCTGGCGCCAGTGGCGAAGCCTTCGACGAAGTAGGTGCGGGAGGCGCGCTGGCGGTTGCCGATGATGAAATGGGCGCCATCCATGCGGGTCCCGCGTGACTGCAGTTTCTTGTCGGCATAGAGCCGCTGCAGGCCACGAAATTCGCCGTCGATATCGAACAAGGGAACGGCGACGAACTCGCCGTAATTGTCGCGCAGGCGCTTGATTTGGCAGTGGTCGACAATTGCCGCGATGCCCTTCGCCTGCAGGTAAGGCGCTGCACCGTCTTCGGCACCGAGGTCCTCGACGCTGTGCGTGATAATCACGCCATCACGATTTGCGCGAAAATCTGCGCGCCCGCCCTGGAACCACACTTGTTCATAGGCGGCGAACTCCTCGCGCTTTAGCTCGGCCTCCTCGCGTTCCTGGCGCTCGCGTGCTTCTTGCTCTGCAGCGCGTGCGGCCGCTTTGGCCTGCTGCTGAGCAAGCCAGCGCTGGTGCGCCTCGTCATTGATCTGGCCGCCGTGGATCTTGTACAGCTCGACGAGCGCCGCGTAACCGTTCCAAGTGCTGGAGCCGTGGGCGTTGTGGTTGAAGGTGAGGAAAGGATATTCAAGGCCGCTTTGCGCGCGTTTGAGATCGCCCCACGCCATGACCTTGTTACGGGCCTTAGTCTCGAGGGTCTCGATTTTGCCGCGCCGCTTTACGTGCCGCTCGCCGTCGAGGCGAATGGTGCCGGCGAGGGATTCCCACTTGATCCCGACCTGAGCCGCGACGTCGGTGATTTCCGCGTGGCAGTAGTCAAGCAGGGCCTCGGGCCGTGAGTTGAATCGCTCCTGATAGAACGCGACCAGAGCGCTCTTGTTCGTGCTGTCCTTCATTTTGCCCCATGCGTAAAAACGCAAAAACGCAAAAACGCAAAAGCTTGACAGTCTGTCTCTGGTCACCAAAACTGATCGCTGAGTTGAGTGATTTCGCGTTAATTCGTAATGCCTGCCCGCTAAAACAGACATTACTGAAGCAAAATCACTGTGCGATCGGGGTGACCCGTTGAGATCGTCAAGCAGAAAGGCCGGGCCGGCAAAGCCCGGCCTTTTTGCTTTTTGTCGTTCAAAAAAAGTTATAGGTGACTAGCGGTTCGCCGCCAGTCTAACCCTTTTATTCTCGGAATACCTATAGTCGGCACTCGGTTTACCTAATCATACCCCTCGCAACCATCATCACCATACTGGTGACCACACCTATAACGGTGAATCCGTCATGTATCTCCATGGCCGGAATTTGAGGGTTAAGCGCTCGAAGGTAACGCCGTTCACCGTCCGTCACCAGCTTTTTAAATGTGGGCTTGCCAGGGTCGGACTGATAGCCGACGACAAAGTCGCCTGGCAGCGCTTCTTGATAGGGCGCGACGAATATCAGCGAGCCCAGCGGAAAAGTGGGGCCAGCCGGGGCGTGCATTGAGTCGTCGAGCAGGCGCAGATAAAAGCCCCCTGAGACGCCAGGCGCCATAGGAACGAATAGCTGTGTGCCGCCTGAAAGCCGCTTTAAATCAGGGTTTTGCGCCCAATCGTGGGCCATTTCCCAAGGGATAACAGGGACTGAACTGACCGTCTCGGTCGGGCCTGTTTGCACGTACCCGTCGACGCTCTCGGTTATGAGCTGGTCGATCGTTGTGCCGAGTGCCTGCGCGATGGCGTGCGCCTTGTCGACGCTAGGTGATGAAACTCCGTTTTCTATGTCGCTCAAGTATCCGTTGCCCACGGCGCCATGGGCGACGTCGCAGACTTTTTGCAGGCTCCAGCCGAGTGCGCGGCGGTGGCGGCGTACTGCTGGGCCGATGGTGATTTTTGCGGGCATGACGTCTCCTCCGTCCGTGGCGACATTGTCCACTCTGTATCCAGAATAAGACACGTAAGTATCCCGAGAGTTTCTTGCTTTTTTTTCTCGGAATGCCGAGAATGTGGACACATCCACATTCACCCTTTTTCGGTGTAGTCGCCATGCCAGGCAGAAACGAAACGGAAGTCGTGCTTAGCCACACGGCTCGATGGTTCCAAAATTCAGAATGGTCCCTCGAGCGCTTTGCCCATGAGCTGCTCGCTCCGGCATTGGCCGCGGTCAAGCTAATCGAGCCAGTCACTGACCCGCTCGAGGTCGACGCTTATCTGCGCCAGCGCAAGGCGTGGGGGATGCGTATTTCGCGGATTTTTCATGGCACGCAGCCTTTTCCGATGGAATGGAAGTGGGCATGGATCTCCCGGGTCCCTGATCCTTTCAAGCGCGACATGCTCGACGACCTGCTGGCATTGGCCGGTTGCCTAAATGTCCCTATTCCTGAGATCCGCCCGATCGCCGGCGTCAAAGCAACTGCTGCCCGTATGGGCGACGTTCTGGTCGAGTTCGGCGAGTTCGTTGCCGCCTCGGCGGTGCCTGCTGGTGATGGTCACTACAGTCGCCAGGATTGCCCGACTGCTGTGCGCGAAATGCTCGACAAGGGCATGGACGCTGTGCAGGCGCTGTTCGCAGAGCTGCAGGCGCTAGCCAGCGGCTCGGGCTCCGAGTTGCCCGTGCTGGATCTGTTCAGGGGGGTGCGGCCATGAGCAAGCCCCGTTCCGACAAGGTCCGCGCGCAAGACGCTGCCCGCCAACGTGCGGCCACTGATCGCAAGGCGCAGCGCGCCGCTGAGCTCGGGTCCCGCTCGATCAAGGGCGAGATCTACAAGGCTACCAGCGACGCCCTGGTGCGGATCGCTGAGCTCGCCGGCTGCGAGGAGGAGATCGAGATAATCGCCAACCTGATCGCCCGCGCTGATGAATTGGCCGCGCGTGATCCTCACGCCTTCGCCGCCCTGACTTCTCATAAAACGTTGCCCGAGGTGTGGCATGGCTGATTGGCTGAAAGTGTTCCGCATGGGCGAGCGACAAACCGTCCTCGCCATCAATGAGCTACCCGCCGGCGGCAGTGTCCCGGCGATTCGTCTGGAAGCGCGCCTTATGGGTCGTCGCATGGAACAGACTTACACTTTCGCCAGCCAGGCCGAGGCCGATAGCGAGTTCGCGCTGATGGGTAGCCGTGCCGCGCGCCGGTGGGTCATAGAGGCAAGCCTCAAGCTCTGCGAGGTGGCCCATGCCTGACGCCGCCGACCGCATGGTCGACCTGCAGCTCGACATTGGCGCCGCCTTCACGGACCAGCGCGCCGCTGCAGCGATCGCCCGGGGCGCTGCCCTGGCGTTCCGTCCCACCCGCGGCAATTGCGAGCAGTGTGGTTTCGATATCGGCTACGAGCGCCTCCGGGCGCAGCCCTACGCGCGCACCTGCATCGTCTGCCAGACCAAAATCGAGCGGGGAGATATTCGTGTCCGCCACTGAGCCCCTATCCATCGGCTACAAGGCCCCGGCCGGCGCGCTGCAGTGTGCGCCTGACGCCTTTGTATACGTTCCCCTGGTGCTGGATCAGCCTAAACCTGTTCCAGCGCGCCGCGCGCCGCGTCGTCGTCCTGGGCAGATCGAGGCGCAGGATCTCGGCAATATGCGAGATCTCGTCCTCGGCGCGTTCCTGGGTCCCCAGCACTACCGCGAGGACGATGGCACCTATGTCGCCCCCTACACCACCGAACGCCTGAAAGGCGAATTTATCCCGGCGGATATGCTCGAGGAGCGTGCGCAGTGCCAGGCCGATGACGGCCAAGTAACTCGCCTGCCGAAAGCCTACGTGGCCGCCCTGGCCAAAGGAACGACACGCGTGATCGCCAGCGAGACTCGGCCCAAGAAAAAGAGCGCCATTCCCCTCGGCCCCCTCGCTTTCCAAGACGCTCGCGTCGCGCGGGAAGTCGGCCAGATCGAAACCGAGCAAGGCCAGTGGCTGCGCTACGCCTACGGAGATTCGACCGCGTGGGATGACGAGGCCGGGGTCGTCTGCGCGCTGTGGGCACGCGTCGAGCCTCTCCTCGGCAAGCTGCAGGCCAAAACGCACGGCCGCGCCCGCTCCCTGATTCACCTGGCCGTACAGAACGGCAAGGCTCGCCATAACAGCGGCAAGGTGCTGCACGGCGGCCCGCGCCTGGCCGAGCTGATGAAAGTCACCGAGACGAACTGGCGCCAGCATTGGGCGCCGCGGTGGGACCTTATGGCCGCCGAGCTGGACAAGATCGACCGCGAGGCTCTGCGCGCCCTGGCGGCTCGCCTCGATGGCTATGACTACGTGCTGATTGATCGCGGTATCTAAGAGGGCTAGACCATGCTGCAACTGTTAAAACGACTGTTCAAACGTCCCAAAGCCATCGCTGCAAAGGAGCCAGTTGCCTGGCCTCGAGGATCGGGGTCGGTCTCGGCCCGCCCCTCGAGCAGTTCGCCGGCGCCGTATCACGTCGACCCGCTCGGCTACGGCATGGCGCACAATCAGGCGTGGGAGGCGCCGAGCTCGCACGAATCGAGCCGGCATCACGACTGCTCGAGCGGTTCGAGTGGTAGCGATTCATCGAGCTCGAGCAGCTCCTGCGATTCGTCGAGCTCGAGCAGCTCGAGCGATACCTACTGATGGACGCTTGCGTGCATTGCGGCACCGCTCCCGAGGAGCGGCATGACGTGTCCACCAAGCGCACGCTGGTGATCTGTCTCGGCTGCAAGGCGCGCGGCGAGGCGGCCGCCACCAAGGGTCGCGCCTGGCACACTTGGCGCGTCGTGAATGACCCCGAGTTGCCGCGTTATCAGGGAGCCCACCGGCCTCGCTTTCGTCAGAAGGGTGGCCGCTGGCAGTGGTACGTTGGCACGGCTGTCGGCGGTCTGATTGCGACGCTCGAGGGTGCTGTGGCTGAATACGCGACGCGCGGTTAGGCGCTGCCCGCAAATACGCAAATACGCAAATACGCTTTTACGCTGAGGTATGGCATGACTGGTTTGCATGATGGCTCGCCCGTTCCGGCACCAATGTCCGCGAAAGAGTGGGCAGACACGCACCGGCGAATAGACCCGGCGGCGGCAATGCCGGCTCGCCCCATTCCTGGGCCTGGCTGGCTCGACGACGACACGCCATGCGCTTGTTCGAGGTCGCGGGTCAAGTCGCTTGGCCATTATTGGGACGGTCGAATTGCGGATAGCGTGCTGAGCTCCGATTCCGCCATGGCGGTCTATGTTTTCGACGCAAAAGCGTAAATGCGTAAAGCCGTAAAAAGGGCTTGCAAAAGTAACGCTATCTCTGTAAATTTCACATTCTGCGATATATACGCATAGGCGCAATACATTCACTCAAAGCCCGCCCCGAGCGGGTTTTTTTGTGCCTGTCATTCAGCCAGCCGCGCCCTGGCACCCCTTCCCAAGCCCTGCACCCTGCGGGGCTTTTTCATTTCTGGTGACTCGATGGACGCCAACAAAATACAGCCGTTAGCCGAGCTGGGCGCCACCGAGGGCGCCAAGCTGGTGCCGGGCATCGCTGCCTTTTCTGTATACGGCCTGACCCTGGAGAAATGGGCGCTACTGCTGCCTGTTTTGTACTACGTCTGCCTCCTGCTGGATCTGGTGTTTCGGCGCTGGATCTGGCCGCTCGCCGTGCTGCTGCGCGATCGCAATAAGCCTGCCCCCGAGGTGCTGCCCGATGACGTTGATTAAACGGATTGTCACGGCCGTCACCCTGTCGCTGGCCGCGGCAGGCTTCACAGTAAACGAGACGGGCCTGCCGGCGCCGGTCGAGCGGGTGGCCATCCTGGCCGGCCTGGCAGTCCTCACGCCGGAAATGGAAGGAACCGAGTTCGAGGCTTACCCCGACACGGGAGGCGTCTGGACGATCTGCACGGGCCATACCGGCGGCGTCCGCCCTGGCGACGTCGCGACGGTCGAGGAGTGCGCCGCGTACCTCGAGGCTGATCTCGGCGCCACGGTCGATTTCGTCATGCGATCGTTTCCTCGGGCAACCATCTGGCAAAAAATTGCCGTCGCTGACTTCGCCTACAACGTCGGCATTTCTGCCGTCGTTCGTTCCACCTTGTACCGGCTGACCGTTGCCGGCAACTACAGCGCGGCCGCTGAGCAGTTCCGGCGCTGGGTGTACGTCGCCGGACGTGACTGCCGCCACGCCTCGAGTAATTGCTCGGGCATCCCTAATCGCCGCGAGCTGCAGCGCGCTTTGTTTCTGGTGGGCAAATGAGAATCCGAATTTTTGGATGGCTGGCCGTGTTGCTCGCTGCCTGCCTGTTGGTCCTGGTCGGTTACGTCAAGGGCGCCAGCGATGAGCAGGCGAGCCAGCGCGAAACCGATGCCAAGCAAATGCGCCAGGCGTTCGAGCAGGGCCAGGCGTTCGGCACCGTCCGCGACGTCGTCGTCAAGCAGTACGTCGACCGTGTGCAGGTCGTGAAAGAAGCTGCGAAAACCATCATTAAAGAGGTGCCCGTCTATGTTTCCAAGGAATCCGACGCTCACTGTGCTGTGCCTGTTGGCTTTGTCCGGCTGCACGACGCAGCAGCCGCAGCAGCCGCAAATGTGCCTCCCGTGGCCAGTCCCGCCGGCGTCCCTAATGACGCCCGCTCGGGAATTGCGCTCTCTACCGTTGCCGGCACCGTCGCCGACAACTACGAATCAGCCCACCTCAACGCCGAGCAGCTAAAAGCGCTGCAGCAGTGGGCGCGTGATATTCACGCGATCGCTACCGGAAACGCTCCCGAAAAAAAGTGACCGCCTGCGGGGATTTCTCGAAGCGGGTCGTTATAACAAGGTGCGGCACTGTCGCCTCGAAGGTTGAAAAAGCACGATGAACCACGAACAGAAAATCGAAAGCATCCTCACCGATCTCGGCCTCACTGCGCCGCGCATCACGCCTGCGATGATCGACGAGCTCATGCGCCAAGTGACGTATTCGACGAGCCTGGTTTCGGGAACCACGACCACGCTGGCCACCGCGATCGATGGCTCGGGCTTCACGCTTTGCACCGTGGCCAGCGCCAGTGCCAGCCCTGAGAACTTCAACCCGGCATTGGGCATTGAGATCGCTATCACCAAGGCGCGCGCCGAGGCCCGGGAAAAGCTGTGGGAGCTCGAGGGCTACCGCCTCAAGCGTGCGCTACACGACGCCCGTCACAGCACCTCAACCATGGCGCTCGAGCAGATCCGCACCGTGCTCGGCCGCACGCAGCCTGGCAACGCGGGCAGCCACACGCACGACGCCCGCCTGTACGCCGGCGTCAGTGACGAGGCTACCGCGGCGCAGCCGGCGGCCTCGCTCTTGCTGACAGCAGCAAAGACTCTGGCCCTCGAGGTCGAAGCTACCGCCGCCGGCATTGCCAACGGCACGCGCTGCTCGGCGGCCTGCAAGTGCTCGCGCCACCGCCCGGCCTGACCCCACGCACCAACCCGGTGCGTCGGCCCCGGGTTTTGGGTCCTCCCCCGCCCCTCCCCCCTTCACGGGGCGAAACACCGCGGGCTTCGCTCGGGTTTGGGTGATTTTTTCGAGGTCCTTACTTCCTTTCTGGAGCCCTGCCGCGCGATGCGACCCACCTGACCGTGAGGCCAGGCGCGGCGCGGGCTCCAACCTCATAACGCAAAAGCGTAAAAACGCAAAAACGTAAGGACGTCTAAGCGTCTTTGCCTGTTTGCGTTTTTCCGTTTGGTCCTTTCTCCATGGGCAAGATCATCAGCAAGCAGGAACTGGCCGACCTGATCGGCAAGTCGCCCCGCTGGATAACGAAGCTGATCGACGACGGCCTGCCCGTTGCCGGCGGCGGCGGCAAGGGTGTCCCGGTGCAGATCGATAGCGAGCAGGCCATTAACTGGTTGATCGCCAACGCGCTGCGCAAAGAGATCGGCGACGACGATGACGACGAGGAGGGCAACGGCTCGGCCTCGTCGGAGGACAAGCTACTAAAGCGAGCGCGCCGCGAAAAACTGCAGATCGAGATCGACACGGCCAGGAGCCGCATGGTCCCGGTCGAGGGTGTCGTGTTCTTTCTCAAAACCATCGCCGCCGTTTACGCAACGCAACTCGACTCGGTTGCCAGCCGGCTCGCGAGTGACCTGGCGGTGATCGATGACCCTGCCACAATCCGAGCGCGACTATTTGACGAAATGCGGCGGATTAGAGCGTCTACCGCCGACCGCCTTGAATCTCGCTCACGGGAGCTCGTTGCTCAAACTGGCCAGCTCAATCTCGACGCTGGCGACGCTGGTGAAGGCGCCACCGAGGCGGACGGCTGACGAATGGGCTCGCGACAACCGCGTCATGCCCCCGGCCGCGCCTATCCCTGGCCCGTTCAACCCTGACGCAAACCCCTACATGCGCCCCGTTGCCTGGGCGTTCGCGCAACCCTGTTTTTCCCGCGTGACGTTTGTCATGGGGACCCAAATGGGCAAGTCGGTCACGATGGAAAACGTCTGTGGCCACCGCCTGGACGAAGACCCGACGCCGATCATGTACGTCGCGCCCACGGCGCCGTTGCTCAAGAGCACGATTGTCCCGAAATTTATGGATATGATCCGCGGCTGCGACTCGCTGCTCGAGAAGTACCACGCCGCCACGTCCAGTACGTTCGTCAAGTGGATCGGCGCGACGAAGCTGCGCTTTGCCTGGGCTGGCTCGCCGACCGAACTGGCGGCCGACTCGGCTGGTTTGATCCTTGTCGACGAGGTCGATCGAATCGTAAACACCAGCGAAGGTGATACGACTGAGATCATCGAGGCCCGGGGCGACGCTTATGTCGACTCGAAGGTCGGTTACACCGCCACGCCTACTGGCGGCAAGGTGACCAAGCGGCCCGACGAGCGAACCGGCCTGTGGCACTGGCAGAAGACGAAGGCCGCGGCGCTGGGCTCCAAGGTCTGGCAGCTCTGGCAGTCCGGCACGCGGCATGAGTGGGCCATTCCTTGCCCGCACTGTGGCAAATACTTTATTCCCCATAGCGATCTGCTCTGGTGGCCTGGCAAGGGCGAGCCCGAGAAAGAATGCAGCCCGGACGAGGCCGAGCAGTTCGCTCGGCTGACCTGCCCGAGCTCGGGGTGCCAGATCGAGGACAAGTGGCGCCCGTGGATGAATGCCCGCGGCGTCGCCGTTGCACCTGGCGAACGAATCACCCGATGCGTCGACGGTGAAAAGGGCGAGCTGCAGGGCACCGCTGACACGGCTGGCTTTACGCATTACTCGATCTGGATCTCGGGGCTCTGCAGTTTCGCGGCGAAAAAGTCCTATGGCTTTCTCGCTAAAAAGTTGCTGGGCGCGCAGATCTCCGGCTCGCCGGCCACCCTGCAGGGCGTACTCAATACCGGCTTTGGCGAGTGCTATGCAGATGCGGGTGACGTCCCGTCCTGGGAGGAGATCCGGGCCGCGTGCTTCGGCTATGCCGAGGGCGTGCTGCTGCTGCCGCCATCGCATATTTTCTGCACGGTCGACGTCCAGAAAAATCGCCTCGTCTACGTGGTTCGGGCCTGGTATCCGGGCATGGGCTCGGCGCTGCTCGAGCATGGCGAGCTGTGGGGCGAGACCGATCAAGATGGCGTATGGGACCAGCTCGGCGAGCTGCTCGATACCGACTACAACGGTTTCAGCATTGGCACCATGGGCGTCGATATCGGCTATCGAGACGATAAGGTCTATGCCTTTATCCATGCCCATCAGGGTCGAGTGCTGGCCTTGCGTGGTCGCGACAAGCTGGAAAAGCCATTCAAAAAGGAAATGGTAGAGGTCAACAAACTCGGCAAGGTCCGCAAGCGCGGCGACAGTCGCTGGGCCTTCGATTCGCCTCTGGCTAAGCGCTGGGTGCATAGCCGTTTTGGTCGGCCGGATACTCGGCCGGGCTGGTGGCTGCTGCACGCACAAGTCACCGACGATTACTGCAAGCAGATCGTCGGCGAGGAGTGGCGCGAGGCCGAGGGCCGATTCGCGCAGGTCGGTGAAAACCATTACCTCGACTGCGAGGCGATGCAATACATCCTCGCCCTGCGCGAGAAGCTGCACCGCGGCAAGGTCGGCGTGTTAACCCGCGCCCAACTCAAGGACGCGGTGAAAGTCGCCAACGGCGAGTCGCTGGAGCCTGAAACGGCGCCCGCGGCCGAGCCTTCGCCAGCCCCTGCGCTGGTCCCTGACTCACCAGATCCTGCCCCACCCGAGCCTGCCCCGAAAAAGGGTGGGCGTTTCAGAATCAACCGCAAGCGGTAACCCATGGAACCGACCCAACTGCACGCCGGCGACTCGATCGCCTGGGCGCGGGATGCCCGTGCCTATCCGTCCGCCGCTGGCTGGTCCCTGCTGTTCTCGCTGCGCGGGGCGGCGGGCCTGGATCTGACCAGCACGGGCGGCGAGCCTTTCCAGTTCGCCGCCACGTCGAGCCAGACCATGGCCCTCCCGGCCGGCGTCTATCGCTGGGCCTGCTACGCCGTCCGCGGCGACGATCGCCAGACCCTGGCCAGCGGCGAACTGACCGTGTTGCCGGATCTGCTGCAGGCCGGCCCTATCGATGGCCGAACCCACGCCAGGCGAATGCTGGATCTGATCGAGGCGGCGCTCGAAAAGCGCATCCCAAAGGACCAGCAGAGCTATGAGATCGACGGAATGCGGCTGGATCGCATCCCGATCGAGCGCCTCGAGGCCCTGCGCTCCCGCTACCGCCGCGAGGTGGCCAGCGAGCAGCGTCGGGCGAGTGGTCGAGGCTTCGTCCGCTACACCCGCGGGAGGCTTAGCTAATGGGCCGGTTTACTGAATGGCTGGGCGTTCGCACTCGTCGACGCCCTGTCGAGCGTGAGGAGCCGTCCCTAGGCGCAGCCGCTGCAGGCCCTGACGCCACCCGGTCGTTTCAGATGGCCAGGCATAACCGTCTGACCAATAGCTGGACGCGCCGCGCGGGCTACGGCGATGCGAATCAGGAGATTTATGCGGACCACGCCTCTCTCATGGCGCGCGCCCGCGAGCAGTCGATCAACAACGGCTATGCAAAGCGCTTCTATCGCCTGCTAAAGCAGAACGTGATCGGCTCCCGCGGCATTCAGCTTATGTCGAAGGCGGTCGGCCTGGACGGCAAGCCCGACCGGGCAACGCGCAAGGCGATCGAGCTGGAGTGGTGGAAGTGGTGCAAGCGTGGCAATTGCGACGTGACGCGCTCACTTTCGTTCTGGCAGTTCCAAAGGCTTTGGCTGGAGACGCTCGCGCGTGACGGCGAGGTCATGGTGCGCCTGGTGCGCAACTTCCCGAACCGCCACGGCTTCGCTCTGCAGATCCTCGAGGTCGATCGCCTGGATCTGACGCTGAATCAGGAGCTCACCAACGGCCATAGGATTCGCATGGGCGTCGAGCGCGATGCCTGGGAGGCGCCAGTAGCTTACTGGCTGCTCCGATCGCACCCGGGGGATATTTATCAGGGTCGGCCCGAGGAGAAGTATGACCGCATTCCGGTCGAGGAACTTCGCCACTCGTTCGAGCCATGGCGGCCTCACCAGTCGCGCGGCTTCACCTGGTCCCACGCTTCGGCACTGAACCTGCACCACCTCGGCGAATACCACAACGCAGAGTTAATCGCCGCGGAAATGGGCGCCAAGATTACCGGCATTTACGAGCAGGACGCCGACGCGATCGACGACCCTGGCGCAGCAGACGACGGCGAGATCGAGGAGGAGATCCAAGCAGGCACCAACAAGCTGCTGCCCTACGGCGTGAAGTGGAAACCCTTCAACAACACGCACCCCTCGAGCAACTTCGCGCCCTTCACCAAAACGGCGCTACGTGGCTTCGCCGCCGGCGTCGGCCCTGGCTACAACAAGATCTCCGGCGACCTCGAGTCGGTCAGCTTTTCCGCATTGCGATCGGGCGAGCTCGACGAGCGTGATTTTTACAAGGATACGCAGCAGTTCGCTATCGACGAGCTGCTCGAGGTAGTGGGCGACACCTGGCTCGCAATGGCCACCCTCAAGGGTGTGCTGCGCTTGCCGGCCCGTACCGCTGAGCTGTGGAACGAATTGGGCTGGGCGCCTCGCGGCTGGGATTGGGTAGACCCGAGCAAGGATTCCAAGGCTGCGAGCGAGTCGATCGGCAACCGCACCAAGACCCGCGGCGAATACATCAGATCCACCGGCCGCGACCCGGACGAAGTGTTTGCCGAAATGGCCGAGGAGGAAGCGCGTTTGCGCGAGCTCGGCCTCTCCCCTGAATTGCCGGCCCCTGGCCAGCCCATCCCGGAAAAACCCGATGACGATGACGACTGACCCGTCGCTGCTACTGCGCGAGCTGGGGGGTAAGCCCCTGCACCGCTCCATGGCGGTCGACCTGTCCACCCTCAACAAAGAAAACCGAACGGTCGAGATCGCGGCCTCGAGCGAATACCCCGTGCTGCGCTGGTTCGGCATGGAGATCCTCGACCACTCCGAGGCATCGGTCGACCTCACCCGCATGAATTCCGGCGCCCCGTTGCTGGATATGCACGATCGCTGGTCGCAGATCGGCATCGTCGAATTGGCATGGCTCGACGATGACCGAAAGCTGCGCTGTCGCGTGCGTTTCTCCCGCAGCCAGGCCGCCGAGGAGGTCTGGCAGGACGTGGTCGACCAGATCCGCGTCAACGTTTCGATTGGCTACAACCCAATCACGATGGCCCTCGAGCGAACCGAGGGCGACACCAAGTTTTACCGCGTCACTCGCTGGGAGCCTTACGAGGTTTCGAGCGTTTCGATTCCGGCTGACCCGACTGTCGGGGTGGGCCGTTCCCTTCCTGAAATTGAACAACCGAACATCGTTCGAGGACCTGAAATGTCTGTAGCAACCACCACCACCACCGGCGCCCCCGACACCGCTGCAGCTCTGCAGGCCGATCGTCAGCGCGGCATGGATATCCTGGCTCTGTGCGAGCAGCACGGTAAGCGCGACCTGGCGATGCCAGCGATCGCCGAGGGCCTGAGCGTCGAGCAGGTTAGCGCCCGCATCCTGGGCGCCCTGACCCCGGCGGCTTTGGGCCAGGGTCCCGAAAGCAAACGCACCAGCGACTTGCCGGGCTTCGTCAAAGACGTTTCAGCCCGCGGCCTGGGCCTGACCGAAAAAGAGGGCCAGCGTTACTCGCTGATCCGTGCGATCGAGGCATCTGCATCCAATGATTGGAAAGCGGCCGGTTTCGAGCGCGAGGTCTCGATCGCTGTAGCCGACGCGATGGGCCGTGAGGCTCGCGGCTTCTTCGTTCCGCATGACCTGCTCGCGGCCCGCGCTGGCATGAGCAAGGCGCCTGGCGTCGGTGCTGAGCTGGTCGACACCGAGCTGCGCATCGATCAATTTATTGATCTGGTGCGTAACCGCACCGTCACCGCTGCCCTGGGCGCCCGGATCATGGCCGGCCTGCAGGGTGACGTCGACATTCCGAAAAAGATCGGCGGCGCCAACTTCCAGTGGCTGGCCGAGGGCCAGAACGTCGAGCTGTCGAAAATGGACCTGACCACCGTGGGTCTGCGCCTCAAGACCATCGCGGGCGGTATCCCGGTCACTCGCAAGCTGCGCAACCAATCTGCAATGTCGATCGATCGCCTGATTGTCGACGAACTGATCGGTGGCGTCGCGGTGGCCATGGACCTCGGCATCTTGACCGGCACTGGCGAGAACAACACGCCGCTGGGCGTTTTCTCGCAGCCAGGCATCCCGGGCCTGAAGTACGCGGCCAGCGGTATCACGTTCGACGATCTGGTCGACATGGAAACCAAAATCGCGACCTTCAACGCGGACATGGGCGCTCTGCAGTACCTGACTGGCACCGCACAGCGCGGCTACGCCAAGAAGAAGAAAGAAGACCCGGACGGCGCCTCGAGCGATCGCCTGTGGCGCGGTAACGAGGTCAACGGCCACAAGGCTATGGCCTCGAACCAAGTGCCCGCCGATGCCTGGGCCTTCGGCGACTGGTCGCAGATCATCATCGGTCTGTGGGGTGCGCTGGATCTCAAGCCTGACACCGCCGCTCTGGCCGGTAGCGATGGCCTGGTGATCCGTGTGTTCCAAGACTGCGACACCGCCAACCGCAACCCGTCGAGCTTCTGCATCGCGCGTAAGACGCAATAACCAACCTTAGCGGGCAGGCATGGGGACCTTCGGGTCCCTTTTTTATTTCCAGCACAACCCGGGAGAAAGCCGGAATGAGCAATATCAGCCTGGCGATCGGTTATCTGATCGTCGTTATGCACCAGTTCTGGGATGGTCCCAAGCTGATCGAAGTCGGCACCACGCTCGACGTTTCGCGCCAGATCCGAAACAACCTGGTGGGCGGTCAAGTCGCCCGCGACGCCACCGACGAGGAGATCGCCGCTTATCGCAGCGACAGTAAAGCGGCCGAGGAGGGCGGCGACGATGATCGAACAACCATTGCCGCACTGGCTACGGCGCAAGCCGAACTCGGCCAAGTGGCCGCTGCGCGTGACGCGCTGCAGGAGAAAGTCACGGGGCTCGAGGCCCTGCTCGGCACGCTGACCACCGAGCGCGACACTCTGCGCACCGACCTCGAGGCCCTCAAAGCTAAGAAGTCGGGCAAGCCCGCCCCGGCCGCTGAATGATCGGCGATGACGACCTCGCGTCGTTCTTCGATCCCGAGGAGTTCGGCTGTCGTGTGGTGATTATCGGCGGCGGTGGCGTGCCAGCCGACGTCCTGGGCATGTGGGGCGACCCTGCTGCCTTTGGACGGATACAGCGCCCCGACGTGGCCAAGGGCGCCGCGCAATTGCGCGTCCGTGCTGACCTCAAGGTGCTGCAGGTCCCTAACGAGGACGTGCCGGCCGATTGGTCAGTCGCCAAGGTCGTCGACGCCGGCGTCGAATTCGCTATCACTGAGGTCGCGCCGCATGGCCGGCTTCGCTCGCTGCTGACGCTGGTCCCATACGGCGATCGCGCCGATCGCGCCAAGGACACCAAGTCAAATGGCTGGATTCCGAATCGACCTCGAGCTGGCTGAGGGCTTCGCCGCTGTGCCCGAGATCCTCAATCGGGCGCAGCGCCAGCTTGACCTTGCCGCGGCCCGCGCGCTGCGCAAAACCGCACAGTGGTTGCGGACGCACAGCACGCGGGAGATCGCCAAAACCCTCGGGATAGTGCAAAGCCCGGTCCGTCACCGCTACAACATTTTCAGCCAGGCCGCCGGCAACCAAGTCAAGGTTTGGGTCGGCCTGCAACCCATTTCAGTCCACTACCTCGGCAACCCCAAACAGACCGCCACCGGCGTCGCTGTGGGCCATCGCACCTATGACGATGCGTTCATCAGCCAGGTAAAGAACGGCCCGGCCATGGTCTGGCGCCGCAAGGGCCGCGAGCGGCTCCCCCTGGTGCGCGTCACCGAGGATTGGGAAGGCCCCGCCCTGGATCTCCTCGGCCGCTGGGAGAAGCGCGCGCAGGCGCGTTTCGTCGAGCTATTCGAGCAAGAGGCACGCTATGCCCTTAAATCGTCTGGATAGAGTTTCAGACCTGTTTTTCGCAATAGGCGACGCCATCCTGCAGGCCGATATCGGCGTCAGTGTTGGCAATTACGACGCCTTTGACGGCGTGGTGCGCGATGCGACTGTGTTGATCGAGCTCGAGGGCACCGCCCCGGCCGATCGCAGCAACGACGGTCGAATCGGCCACCAAATCAACGTGACGCTGCACGGCGTCGTCGGACGGTGGCGGGAGCACGCAGCGCTCGAGGCGGCCAACCTGGCCACCCTGCTCGAGCGTCTGGCCAAGGATAACCGCTGGGGCCTTCCGGGCCGTCAGTGTGGCTTTCCGCAGAACCTGCGCAGCGGCCCCTCGATGTTCCAGAACGGCGCCGAGGGTTATGACGCCTGGGCGGCCAGCTTCACGCAAACCGTCTATATCGGCGACGTCCTCGAGGTCGACCCGGTGATAACCGCCATGCCGCTCGCGGCTTGTTCCTGGCAGGTCCCCAGCCTGGACGATCCGGCGCAATACCGCCCTATCGAGGATCTAGACCCATGATGGACGCGATCGCGCGAATGATTAGCGCCGAGGTGCGGCCGTTGATCGACGAGATCCTCGACTTGCGCACCGAGATCGAGGACCTGCGCCGGCGCACCGAAAACACCATCCGCATCGGCATCGTCGAGTCGGTCGACGCCGGTAGCGGTCGCGCGGTGGTCGGGCATGGAGATCTGAAAACGCCGTCTGTGCGCTACTTCATGCCCTCGGCCGGTGAGCAGAGCGAAACCCGCCACCCTTCGGCCGGCGAGCAGTGCCTGCTCCTGAATTTCGGCGGTGGCGATAGCGGCGCGCAGACGGTCGCCCTGTGCGGCATCCCTTGCGATGCCTTTCCCCTGCCGTCCACCAGTGCCACCGAGACCCGCCGCATCTACAAGGACGGCACGGCCAGCAGCTACGACCACGCCACGCACGAATTCACCTGGGCCAGCGGCCCGCTGAGCGTCACGGCCACCCGCGAAAGCGTCGAGGTGCTGCTCGGCGCTGTGGGCTTTGTGCTCGATCAGGCCGGCGTGCATTTCCTCGGCCCCCTGGTCGACCACATGGGCAAGCTCATTAGTAAGGCGTAGGCCCCCGCATGATCGGAATCGATAGAAGAACCGGCGCCGCCGTCAACGACTGGGAGCAGTTCGTACAGCGCGCCACGCGGGCGCTTACCACCCCCATCGGCACGCGCACCAAGCGGCCGACCTACGGCTCGGACCTTCCCGAGCTGTTAGCCAAAAACACCGGCGATGGCCTGCTGCTGCTCGCGCAGAGCTACGCCTCGGCGACCTTTTACAACGAGATCAACGGCATCAGCGACTTCGCGCCCGAGACAGTGCTCGCCAGTCGGCGCACCAGCGGCGCCGGCGTGCTCCTGCAGATCTCGGGCACCTGGCGCAATCGCAAAATGACGTTCGAGGTGGCGACGTGAGTATGTTAATTCCCGGGCAGAACCAGCTCGCCGAACCTGAGATCGTCAAGGTCCAGCAGTTCGAGCCGCTGCTCGCTGCTCTCAAGGCTATGGTGGTCAGCTACGCGCAGCGCAAAAGCCCCGAGCTGGGCGAGGCGCTGGCCATCAGCCTTGCGAACGAGTCCGAGCTGCTCACGGTGGTTTTCGAGGCTTTGGCGACCCGCCTGCAGACGAAGGCGCGCGACGATAACGCGAAGATCAAGCAGTCGCTGGCCTGGTGGGCAAACGGCACCAATCTAAACGCCAGGCTCGCCGATATGGGCCTCGAGCGGCAGATCATCAAAAAGGGCGACCCGAACGCCTACCCACCGCAACCCGACGTCGAGGAAAGCGACGACGCTGCCCGCCTGCGCTACTACCTGGCGCCTCATGCGCCGGCCGCGGGCTCGCGGATGCAGTACCGCCGCGAGGCCCTGACCTTGGCAGGCCGGGCGAGCGTCTCGGTGGAGACTCCCGACGCCGGAAAAGTCGTGGTGACGTACACGTTTAACGATGACGGCTACGCGGCCAAGGTCAAGGACGCGACTGCGCGCCGCACTTCCCCCGGCCAGGTCACTGTCACCGTGCTCGGCCAGGACGGCGACGGCGTGCCCTCGGCGGATCTGCTCGCCGCAGTGGCCAAGCATTTCGACCGGCCTGACGTGCGCCCCGAAACTGACGAGGTACTGGTCAAGCCCGCGGCGATCATCCCCTACAAGATCCGCGCTCGGGCTTACATCAATTCCGGGCCGGATACGTCGTTAACCAAGGCCACCGCCACGGCGGCGCTGCAGACCTACGCCGACGAGCGCCACCGCCTCGAGGCGCGCATCGATCCGAGCTGGATCGATTACACGCTGCACGCCGCCGGCGCCGTTCGCATTGAGATCCTCGAGCCGACTGAGGCGATCGTGGCCAAGGCCAGCGAGGCCCCGTGGTGTGCCGGCATCGAGCTCGAGGTCGCGACGCAATGAGTGACGACACCAGCGCCGAACTGGCGCCGATCCACGCCGGCGGCTCGATTCTCGAGCGCGCCATCGATATCGGTTTCGGGCACTTCCTCGATCAGATCCTCGCGCCGTTTCCCGAGCTGCTCGATCCCTCAAAAACGCCGGCTGAGTTTCTGCCCTACCTCGCGGCCGATCGCGGCGTCGACGAGTGGAACCCGGACGCCGACGAGACCGAAAAGCGGCTCACCGTCGCCCTGGCCTGGCCGACCAAGCGCCAAGCCGGCACCCGGGCTGCGCTCGAGAACGCAATCAAGGGCCTGCAGCTCCTGCCCGACGTTACAGCCTGGCATGAGCTCACGCCCAAGGGCACCCCGTACAGCTTCACCGTTAGGGCCTTTGCCAATACGCCCTATAGCGAGGAGATCAACGCGCGCCTCGACCAGCGCCTGGCCGCTGCAAAGAGCGAGCGCGACACCCTGACCGTCTCGATCGGCCTGACCGCCACCGGCCCGCTTTACATCGCGGCCGGCGCGATCTTTTCCGAGCTCGCGACGGTTCAGCCTTATGTGCTCGAGGGCCTGGAAGTCTCCGGCGTGCCGTACCTGGCCGCGGCGACTTACACCATCGAGATAACCACCATCAAGCCCATGGAGTCGTGATGGCCGACTATTACACCCTCCTCACCAATGCCGGCCTGGCCTATGAGGCGGCTTGCAAGGCCAACGGCGTCCCGATCAAGCTGAGCAAATTCTCGGTCGGCGACGGCAATGGCTCCGTTTATAACCCTGACGCCACCATGACCGGGCTGCGCCGCGAGGTTTGGCGGGGAGACATCAATGCGCTGCTGCAGGATGCCAATAACCCGAGCTGGCTGGTCGCTGAGCTGACCCTGCCCGATAGCGTCGGCGGCTGGTATATCCGCGAGGCCGGCGTCTGGACTGACTCCGGCATTCTGTACGCCGTCGTCAAATACCCCGAGTCGTACAAGCCCGTACTGGCCACCACCGGCGCCGGGAAAGAGTTTTACATCCGGGCCATTTTCCAGACCAGCAACGCGCCCAACGTGGTCCTGGCGGTCGACGAGTCGATCGTTAAGGCAACCCGGGCCTGGGTCGTTGATTACGTCGCCGGCGAGCTGGCGAAACTCGACTACAAGCAATCGGTGCGGGTGGCCACGACCGGCAATATCACCCTGAGCGGTGCGCAGACCATCGATAGCGTGCCTGTCGTCGCTGGCGATCGGGTGCTCGTCAAGAATCAAACCAACGCCTGGCTAAACGGTATTTATATCGTGGCTAACGGTGCGTGGATCAGAGCCGCGGACGCCGACGCCAGCGTCGAGGTGACGTCCGAGCTTATGGTCGCGGTCGAGGAGGGTAACGCCAACGGCGACAGCCTCTGGCACCTCACCACGAACGCCCCGATTGTGCTGGGCACGACGCCGCTGGCCTTCGCGCAGATCTACACCGCCGCGCAAGTCGTTACCCTGCTGGCCGCCAAGGCGCCGCTGGATAGCCCCGCGCTGAAAGGAAAGCCGACCACGCCGACCCCGGCCGGCGGCACGAATGACCTGCAGATCTCGAACACCGCGTTTGTGATGACTGAGATCGCAAAGGCCATATCCAACCTGATCGGCGGTGCTGGTCCGGCGCTCGACCAGCTCAACGAGCTGGCTGCAGCGCTGGGCAATGATCCAAACTTTGCGACAACCATCGCGACAGCGCTCGGCCTCAAGGCGCCACTGGCCAGCCCGGCCTTGACTGGCTTGCCAACGGCCCCGACGCCAGCGCTCGGAAACAACTCGGGCCTGCTGGCAACTACCGCCTTTCTCGCGGCCACGCTGCAGGCTTACGGCCTGGCCGGCAATCAGGCCCCGAACTTCGGGGACACGATCAGCCTGGATACGGCTGCAACGGGCTCCCTGGTGCGCTGCGAGGGCATGGCAAGCAAAGCCGCGGCATTGAGCTGGCCGAGCACTGGCGTTTCGGCAAACACGCCGCAAGCCTTTGACGTAATGACCATGGGCACCCCCGGCGGCGCGGCCCGCGTGGTGCAATTCGCCACCGAGGTTTTCGGGGCGGGTGGTAGCAGCCGCGGCCGCACGTTTATCCGGGTCAAGCACGATGCGACCTGGTACGCCTGGCGTGAACTGGCCTTCACGGATGCGTTTGCCACGGTGGCCACCACCGGCAAGTTTTCCGACCTGCTGGATCAAACCGACCATGTGTTTCGAGGCGCCACCTCTGGCGTCGCATGGAAAACCGTCTCGCTGCTGAATGCTGACCCGGCCGGGCATTTGTCGTTGGAATATCGAAACTCCAACGGCATTACGGTGATGTCTCTGCAGGGCTTGAATGACGGTAAAGGTGGCTGGCGTCCTCGGTTCTACTACACCAAGGCGGGCTTAACGAACGCCGATCGTCGAACCTATTGGGGCGGCGTGAACGACGACGATATCGTCGAGTTTGCCGGTCCCATGCAGGTCCGCCAGGGTGGCTACCTTCTCGACAAGACCACCGCGACGCTGAACGTAAAAAGTGACACTAGCGATGGCACTGGCGGCCTGACGGTAAGCAACTTTGCACCGACTCTGGCGATGGTCGATCGATCGGAAGGCGCGCGTTCTTCGCGCTGGCGAACGGATGCCAATGGCCTGTATCTGGACTGGGACAACGCCGACAACGGCGCGACCTGGAACCCGCCGCTACTGACGGTTTTGCCTGTTGGCGAAATTCTGTCTAAGTCGCCGAATAACTGGCGAATTATGAGCGGCAATTACGGCACGTTTTGGCGTAATGACGGCAACTCGCTGTACCTGATGATTACCGCGTCGGGTGATCCGGCCGGACCATGGAGCCCTTTGCGACCTCTGGCGGTCGACCTGGCGAGCGGTCGGGTGGTTTGCTCGAATGGCTTGGGCATCACCACGGCAGGCCGTGGCGATAACAGCACGAACGCAGCTAGTACCGCCTTTGTGATGGAAGCGGTAGGCAATCGCGCCGGCGCGGTCGACTTCTTCGCGCGTTCTGACGCTCCGTTCGGTTACCTCAAGGCCAACGGCGCGGCAGTGAGTCGAGTGACCTACGCCGCGCTTTTCGCTGCAATCGGCACCCTTCACGGTGCGGGCGATGGTTCTACCACGTTCAACCTGCCAGACATGCGCGGCGAATTTCCGCGCGGCTGGGACGATGGCCGCGGTATCGACGCGAGTCGCGTGATTGGTTCGCTCCAAGCAGGGCAGAACGCCGCCCACACTCACGGCGCGACTGTGGCCTCGGCTGGAGCGCACAACCACGCAACAACGGTGGCGCGGGAATATGTGGAGGCCGTCGTCAACAATCAGAACGCGGTTTTTGGTGACCAGATCAACGAAGGCACCAACGATCTGCCGACCTCAACCGCCGGCGCCCACACTCACACCGTCACTATCGCATCTTCCGGCGGCAACGAATCGCGCCCGCGCAACATTGCATTACTGGCCTGCATCAAGTTCTAAGGGGACACCATGACCGACGAAGTAAACGGCGCCTCGCCCGAGGCTGTCGAGGAGACCCGTTTCCCTGAATTGACCACCACGGCCGAGCCCTGGTGGTCCGGCCTGGCGCCGCCGACTACCTACGCGGTCCATCCAGAAACGGGCGAATATGTCAGCCAGGCGCTGGCAGATCCGAGCCCGCTCGAGGAGGGCGTCTGGCTGGTGCCGGCGCTGGCGTATCTGGATTCGCCGCCTGACGTCATGCCGGGCTGGGCGCTGATTCGCCAGGGCGACAAATGGCGTCATGTTGAGGACCACCGAGGCAAGACGGTTTACAGCACGGCCACCCGCGAGTCGTTGATCTGGCCCAGCCTGGGCGCCTTGCCCGGCGGCTGGACATTGCAGGCGCCTGCCACCGAGTTCGACAATTGGGTCGATGAGAAATGGCAGGCCGACAAGGCCGCGCAAGGCGCCGCACTCATGCAGCGGGCAAGCCAGAAAAAGGGCCTGCTGCTGCAGTACGCCGCCAGTCAAATTGGCATCTTGCAGGATGCGATCGACCAGAAAATGGCCACCGATGACGAGGCCAAGGCGCTCGCCGCCTGGAAGTCTTACCGCGTGCTCGTCAACCGCGTCGAAGTGGATACAAGCGCCCCGGCGTCGAGCTCCTGGCCCGACGCGCCGAACCCGATCGCCATTGAGCGCTGGCTAATCGGCCAGGGCTATGAGGATCTCGCCTCGGCGTAACGTCACCCCGCACACGATCAATTCACCCCCTTTCCATAGGCCGCCATTACGCGGCCTTTTTCATGCCTGGAGATCCTATGGCTGTGAAACACGAACGCCTCAATTACACCGTGCTCGTCCCCTATCCGCGGGGCGGTGGCCATTGGGCCGAGGCTGGCGAAAAGCTGGACCTGCTCGATGTCGAGGCATCCGCATTGCGCGCCGCCGGCCGCATTCAACTGACCAGCGTGCTCGAGGCCAAGGCCGCCGCCGCTGCTCCTGCAAAGAAAACCACCGCAAAGGCCAGCGAGTAACTCATGCCAAAATCTACGAGCTTTGAACACAACGGCATTTTGATTAATGCCACCGAATCTCCCGAGTCTATGGGCTCCCTGGGTAATAACGTCGTCGGCCTGGTCGGCACCGCGCCCAACAAGGCGGCCGGCATCCCGTTCAACGCCTGGTTCCGTATCGGCACCATGACCGACGTCGAGCAACTGGACCCGACCGGCGCCGAGGCCGGGACCCTGTACCAGACCGTCAAGCAGATCCTCAAAGTCACCAAAGTTCCGGTTTACGTGGTGATCGTGCCTGTCGGTGAAACCGAGGCCGACACGTTCAACAACGTCATGGGCGGGCGCGATGCGCTCACCGGCCGCGCGCTGGGTCTGCAGGCGCTGGCTGGCACCCCCGAGGAGCTGACGATTATTGGCGCCCCGGGCTTCACCGGGAAAAAGGCGATGGCCACCGAGGTCGCAGCCTTCGCCAAGAAGATCCGCGCCCGTGCGGTCCTCGACGGCATTGACGGCACCGTGATCGCGCAAACCGACTACAGCGTCGACCTGGGCGCCGGCGTCGGCATGGATCGTTGCCTGGTGATCCACAACATGCCCGCCGTTTACTCCAAGGCGGCCAAGGCCAACGTGTTCCTGCCGCCGTCCTCGCTGGCGATCGCAGCCCTCGCGGCCGTGGCGCAGTGGGAAAGCCCGGGCAATCAGGTCACCAACGCCGAGGACGTATCGCGCACCGTCGAATACAACATCCTCGAGACCGGCACCGAGGGCGACCTGCTCAACCAGTACGGCGTCAGCTACTACGCGCGCACCACGCTCGGCGGTTTCTCGCTGCTGGGTAACCGCTCGATTACCGGCAAATTCATCAGTTATGTCGGCCTCGAGGACGCGCTCTCGCGCAAGTTGATCGCCGCCTCCCAGGAGGCAATGGCCAAAAACCTGACCCTGTCGTTCATGGAACAGCGGGTTAAGAAAATCAATGACTGGCTGCAGACCCTGGTCGCATCCGAAACCATCCCGGGCGGCAAGGTGTACCTGCACCCGGATCTCAATAGCGTCGAGAACTACAAAAACGGCAAGTGGTTTATCTGCATCGACTACGGCCGCTACGCGCCTAACGAAACAATGGTTTACCAGCTCAACGCGAGCGACGAAATCATTGAGGAATTCCTGGGAGAAGTATTGAAATGATGACAAGCCGCGTTCGCCAGATGATCCAAGCAACCCTCGGCGGGTTGCCTGTCATGCAAAAAATCGACGACTTCGACCCGCCGAAAATCGACTTCGATATGGAGACGATGCAGGGCGGTCGCTTCATCGAGGAGGAAATGGCTAAGGGCCTCAAGGCGCTGGTGGCCAAGCTCACGCTGCAGGGTATCGGCTTGCCGATCATGCTGGCCCTGGGCGCTGAGGGCGCCGCCAACGTGCTGCTGCAGGTCCGCGAGGCCGGCGTCGATCAGGATGACCAAGAGTTTTTTACTTATCACACGATCGGCGGCAAGCTGAAAGTGCTGGAAGAAAAAACCGTCAAAATGAAAGACAAGCCGGTCACCGTCCTCGAGCTGGCCGTGCGGACCTATGAGCGCCGCGAGAACGGCGTCGTGGTGATCGATATCGACACCCGCACTCAAAAGCTGGTGCTCAACGGCGAGGACATCCTCAAGGGCGCCCGCCGCCTGGTGCTTATGTCCTAAGCGCCACCCCTCACCCGTCACCTGCAGAGCCGTCCACCTGGGCGGCTTTTTCGTTTGCGTAAGGAATTCTCCCCATGAGCTGGACCCCGCCTGTTCACACTCTGCTGTGCCCGATCGATTCCCCCGAGCGCGGCACCCTCACCGAGATCGCTTTCAAGGCATTCAGCCACGGCGAACACGCGAAAATTGTCGCCAACACCGAGAAGGACAAGGACGACGGCGATCGCCGCGAGGAGCAGCTCATTCAGCTCGCCACCGGCCTGACCGACGCCGAGCTCGAGCAGCTCAAGCGGCCCGACTATCTGAGCCTGACCTCGCTGCTCTATGAGTACGTGAACAACACCGCGGCCCACTACCTGGGCGATCCCGAGGACGCCGACGCGCCGCCGCTGCTGCAGCCGATCAGCGTAATGGGGCAGGAGCTCACCAGTCTGACGCTGGAAATGCCTGCAGTAAAAGCGACGAAGGTCATGGCCAAGCAGAAGACGGCGCAAGAGCGTACCGACTTCATTTCGGCGCATTGCTCGGGCCTGGGTGTGGTCGAGCTCGGCCTGCTGTCGGTGCCTGACTGGAACACCCTGCAACTGAGACTCAACCATTTTTTAAACCAACCGGCGTCTTTCTTTCAGAACGCGACATCGAAGTAATTCTCGACGTTGTGCCCCTCGTCTATCCCGTCGGCGAGGCTGAGATTCTGGAATGGGACGCCGAGAAGGCGATGCGGCGCTACGACATAGCGATCGCGCGCCTCGGGGTTGCAAAGGAGTAGGGCGGCATGGCCGAATCGAAATACTCCCTAAAGCTGGCCGCCATCGATGCCTATTCGTCCACGTTCGGCGATATGGGCAAGAAGTCGGCCAAGCTGCAGGACCAGCTCCGCGAGCAGCAGGCCGAGCTCCGCCGGCTTAACAGCCAGGCAAAGGACGTCGAGGGCTATGCCCGCCTCGGTGCCAGCCTCGAGCAGAACCGCAAGCAGCTCGGCACCGCGCGCGCTGAGCAGCAGCGGCTAAGCCGCGAGCACGCCTCGGCGCAGAATCGCGTCATGGAGCTCGGCACGGCCTACGGTCGCGCGACGGTGGCCACCAAGGCGCTCGAGACGTCGACCACCGCGACCAAGAGCCAGATTAAGGCGGCCGCTCTCGAGCAGCAGCGCCTCGAGCGCGAGCTCAATGCGGCTACCCTGGCCGAGAAAAAACTCGCCAATCAGCACGACAAGGCGGCGGCCAGTGCCGGCGGCCTCGAGCGTGCTGTGCGCCGCGAGCATGGCGAGCTCGATCGCTTGGGCGGTTCGCTCACTCGCGCCGGCGTGGATCTGACCAAGCTGGCCGCCGAGCAGCTACGCCTCAAGAACGCCACCAACTCGGCCAGCGCTGCCCTGGACGCGCAGCGCGCGAAACTGGACGCCGTTAAGCGTTCCTCCGGCAAGATCGAGGAGAACCGCAACAAGCGCGCGGATCTGCGCGGCCAGATAGCCGAAACGGCGGCGATCGGCTACATCGCAAGCCGCCCTATCGACAAGGCGATGCAGCTCGAGACGGCCATGGCTGACGTCGGCAAGGTGCTGACGTTTTCTAAGGACGATGGCGAGCAGCAGGCCGGCATTAAGTCGATGGCCGCGGACAACCTCAAGCTGGCCAGCGATCGTCGTATCGCCAGCGCGGGCATGACGGCGGTCGACCTGGCGAAAATCGAATATGCGGCAGGTCAGTCGGGCATTGGCAAAAACGCCAAGTCACCCGAGGAGCGCCGCACGCAGATCATGGACTTCACCAAGGATGCGGCCATTATGGGCGCGGCCTTCGACATCGACGCGAAAACAGCCGGCGAGACAATGGCCGGCTGGCAAGCGTCTATGAAACTGGACCGCGGCGGCACCCTCGACCTGGCTGACGCCACGAACTACCTGGGGAACAGCTTCAACGCGCAGGCGGCCGACATTGCCAGCGTCGTTAAGCGGTTCGGCGCAGTAGGCTCGGCCTCGGGCATGAAACCCGAGCAGAGCGCGGCCCTGTCGGCTGCTCTGCTAAACCCGGGAACCGAGAAAGAAATCGCCGGTACCGGCTTTAAAAACTTCCTTTCCGCACTGACCGCGGGCAAGTCGGCAACCAAGGGCGAGAAGGCGCAGTGGAAAGATCTAGGGTTTGATCCCGAGGATCTGGCGACCGACATGCAGAAGAACGCGCCGGCGACGATCATGTCGGTGCTGCAGGCGATCAAGGCCGCGCCAAAGGAGGAGCAAGCGGCCATTGCCACGACGCTTTTCGGGTCCGAGTCGATCGGCGCAATTCAGCCGTTGATTGAGAACCTCGAGCCGCTGCAGCAGGCTTTCGCCATGGTGGCGGACAAGTCGAAATATGCGACGTCGTCGCTCGGCGATCAGGCGTCGATGATGCAGGAGGCCGAGGGCGTGGCGAAGACTTCGCGAACGTCGTGGAACGCCTTCACAGCTCGAATTGACCGCATGACCACGGTCGTCGGTAATGCCATGTTGCCGGCGCTTAACGCTGTGCTGGTGCCCATGGGTGCAGTCGTCGACGGCATTAGCTGGGCGGCCGAGAAATTTCCGAACGTCACTGGCGCCCTCGCCGTGGCCGCGGGTGGCCTGGCTGCGCTGAAAGTCGGCGCGCTCGGGGTCAAGTTCGTCGGCCTATTGCTCGGCCAGGCGTTCAACAAGGCCGGACTAGCCCGGGCCAAGTTGGACGGCACCACGGCCCGAACGGCGAGCGTCGCAGATCTGGCGGTTTCGCGCCTGAACGCCGCGATGGGCCGCCTAGGCACCACGGGCGCCGCTGCAGGCGCTGGCGACGGCGTAGGCGATGCGGGCGGCAAGAAGCGAGGCAAAGGCAAGGCTAGCGCCCTAAAGTCGCGTGGAGCGCGAATTGCGCGCGGTGCTGGCCGTGTCGCGGCACCGCTCGCGCTTGCGGTCGGCGGCATTGAGGTTATCAACGGCCTGCAGAATGGTGACTCCGAGGAGGTCGGCCGGGGCGTCGGCAACGCCGCCGGCGGCATGGGTGGCGCCTGGGCGGGTGGTGCGGCGGGCGCTGCGATCGGCACGCTTATCCTGCCTGGCGTGGGCACAGCGATCGGTGCCGCCGTTGGCTCGCTGGCCGGTGGCTTCGCTGGCAGCGAGCTCGGGTCATGGGTCGGCGAGAAGGCTGGCGGCCTCTATGACTGGGCCACTGGTAAAGACGACGAGGCCCCGAGCAAGGCCGAGGCGCTCGCGCCGGCCGCTGCGACTGTTGGGGCGCCTGGCGCCGCTGGTGCGGCTGTCGCATTGGCTCCGGCCACCGCCGCGCTGGTCCCGGTTGCCACGGCGCTGACTCCGGCCGCCGCGGCGCTCGGCACGCCTTCGGCTTCGCAAGCGATGGCTACGGGCGCGGTTCCGCTCATGGCCACCGCTGCGCAGCCTTCTTTCCCTGGCGCGCCTCCCGCGGCAGGTCTGCCGCTTCCTGCTGTGCCTGCAGCGGCCTCCCTGGCGCCGTCTGCTGTCGCCAGCGAGGCCCTGGCGCCTTCGGGCGTCGGTGAAATGCTGGGGCGGGCCATGACTGCCGTCGATAGCGGGCTCGGCTCGGCCGGCAACTGGCTCGGCGACGTGCTGGGCAAGCTGGGCAACTTGCTGCAGCCGCCCGAGGCGGTCGCCAAGGACGTCGCGCAGGCGGCGGATAATCGGCAGATTACTTTCGCCCCGACCTTCCAAGTAAACGGCGCTGACCAAGCCACCAGCCAGGCCCTGGCCGACAAGATCATGGCCGAGCTGCAGGCGAAGTTTATGCCGATGTTTACCGCGCCCTCGCTCGCGATCGCGCGTGGGGCCTCACTCACTGACGGGAGCAGCTAATGCCGCAGCAAATGGCCCTGGGGTCGTTCGTTTTTGGTCTGGCCACCGATTTTCCTTATGACACCCTCGAGCGCGCCACGGATGGCGGCTGGGTCGATCTCGACATCATTTCGAGCAAGCCCAAATCGCACCAGACCGGCCAGGGTCTCGAGACCTTGCGCCTCAAGGGCAAGGCGGCCCGTGGTGCTGGCATGACGCGGGTCGATGAGCTCCGCGCGCTGGCCAACGCTCGCGCGCCGCATGTGCTGGTCGACGCGCTGGGCCGAGTGTGGGGTCGCTGGCGTGTCGACAAGGTCACCGAGAATCAGACGCGTGTGATCGATGACGGCACCGCGACAATGCTCGAATGGGTGATCGAGCTAAAGGAATTCGTAAATGCGTAATGCCCGGTCAATTGCCGGCGACACGGTCGCCAGGCTGCTCTATCGCGAGCTCGGCCGCTGCGATGACGCGGCCGAGGAGGCGCTCTGGCTTATCAATGACGGCCTGGCCAGTTACGGCCCGGTCCTGCCTGCTGGCGTGCTGGTAATGCTGCCCGAGCTTGAGGAGCAGGCCACCACGGCCGCGCCGGTTTCACCATGGGATTAAGGGGGGCGCTATGTCTCTAGGTTTCACCCCGGACGTCGAGGTATACGGCTCCGGCGCGTCGACGATCAACTCGCGCCTAATCGATTGGGAGCTCGTCGACGCGGCTGGCGTCGAGTCGGATCAGCTCAAACTGACAGTGAACATTGAGGGGATTGATAGCCTGCCCGCCAAGGGTGCGAAAATCGGTATCCGTATCGGCTACGTCGAGTCGGGGCTCGTCGATAAGGGCGAGTTTATTATCAGCCGATTGACGCCTAACCTGTTCCCGGCGCGCGTGGTGATTGTGGCCATGGCGGCCCCCTTCACGCCGAACGACGAGGCAGGATTCCGCGCCAGGCGCTCGGCCAGTCACGGCCCGACAACCTTGGGCGCCTTGTTCCGCGAGCTGACTGGAAAGTATGGGTTTTCGCCCCGGGTTTCTCCCGAGCTGGCCATGCTTAAAATCGAGCACGTCGACCAGTCGAATGAGACTGACATGGGTTTTCTGACGCGCCTGGCTCAACAATATGATGCCGTGACAAAGCCGGTTAACGGCTT